GTTGACATCCACGGAACCTGCTACCAAGTGGTGGGCAAATCAGGCGACACCTACAGCCGCGCCCGCCCCGAGTGGCAGCAGCTCAAGGAGGCGCGCATGCGCAAGCAGGCTCTCATCGCCCGCATCGAGAACAAGATGCAAGGGGTCGCGGAGGAGCCTACCGACGTCGAGACCTACTTCGGGTGACAGATTACCACTACGACGCGGCCGCCGCAGACCGTGCGGTCAACTTCATCGAGCGCTTCTGCACCCACGTCAAGGGCGAGCTGGGGGGCAAGCCTTTCCTGCTGGAGCCTTGGCAGAAGGACGACATCATTCGCCCGCTCTTTGGGTGGAAGCGGCCCGACGGCCGGCGCAAGTACCGCACCTGCTACGTCGAGATACCGCGAAAGAATGGCAAGTCGAACCTGTCGGCAGCCATAGCGCTGTACATGCTGTTCAGCGACGGCGAGCCAGGGGCCGAGGTCATCTCGGCTGCTGGGGACAGGCAGCAGGCCAACATTGTTTTCAGCGTGGCGCAGGAGATGATCCACAACAACCCGGAGCTTCGCAAGCGGTGCAAGGTGCTGCGCAACTCTGTCGAGTACAAGTCAAGCTTTTACAAATCCATCAGCGCGGAGGCTTCTACCAAACACGGCTTCAACTGTCACGCGGTCATCTTTGACGAGCTGCACACCCAGCCCAACCGTGACCTGTGGGATGTGCTCGTCACGTCAACTGGAGCCCGCACCCAGCCGCTCATCATCGCCCTCACCACCGCGGGCCACGACCGCAACAGCATCTGCTGGGAGGTGCACGAGTACGCGCGCCAGGTAAAGGCCGGCACGCTGGTGGATGAGACATTCCTGCCGGTGCTGTACGGTGCCGAGCCCGATGACGACTGGACGCAGGAGGTCACCTGGCAGAAGGCAAATCCCGGCTACGGCAGTATCTGCAGGAAAGAGTACTTCGAGCAGGAAGTGCAGAAAGCCAAGAACGTACCGAGCTACCTCAACACGTTCCTGCGCCTCAACCTGAACGTATGGACGACGGCCGAGACCGCGTGGATTCCCGACGACATCTTCATGCGAGGCGCCGACCCGCTACCGCCCGACGAGGTGCTGCGCGGGCTACCCTGCTGGGGCGGCCTGGACTTGGCCTCCACTACCGACCTCACAGCCTTCGCGCTTCTGTTTCGCGACGACGAGGCCGACTGCTTCTACCTCAAGGTTCACCAGTTCGTGAACCAGGAAAAGGCCGAGAGCAAAAAGCTGAGCGCGGGCATCGATTACATGCGATACGCCAAGGAGGGCCACATCACCGTAACACCCGGCAACGTTACCGACTTCCGCATCGTGAAGGAGCACATCCTTGAGGCGGCCGCCAAGTACGACCTGCGATCCATCGGCTACGACCCGCGCTTCTCCACCTACATCGTCAGCGAGCTTATAAGCGAAGACGTCGACATGCGGCCGATGGCGCAGAACATCACCACCATGAATGGCCCAACCAAGGAGTTTGAGATGCAGGTGATGCAGGGCAACATCGTGCACGGTGGCAACGAGGTGCTGCGCTGGCAGATGGGATGCGCGGTGGTCTACACCGACGTAAACGAAAACAAGCGGGTGACCAAGGAGCGCAGCGAGACCAAGAAGGTAGACGGCATTATCGCCTCCATCATCGCCATGAACGAGTACAGCCATTTCCGCACAAGCGGCAGCGGCGAGGAGTTCTGGGGTGTTATTTCGCTTTGAGTACTTTTGGCGCACATGGCTACTATCCTCGAGCGCCTCGGCATCCAAAAGCGGGCCCGTGTGGGCAAGTTTGACAGCGCCACGATTGCGCGTGAGCTGGGCGTCTTTATGAACACCGGCTCCGGCGTGACTGTCACCGAGCAGGGCGCCCTTGCGCTCTCTACCGTCTATGCGTGCATCTACCGGATTTCGTCCACCTGTGCGTCACTCGCCCTCAACATCTACCAACGCAGCGGGCGCGAGGTGACCTTGGCGGAGAGTCATCCGGCATTTGACCTGTGCCGGTACGAGCCCAACGGCTACCAGACGGCCTACGAGTTCTGGGAGGCGCTGTACACCCAGGCGCTGATGTACGGCGTGGGCTACGCCATGATAACCCGCGACAACCGCGGCGACGCAACTCAGCTGGACATCCTCCACTACTATGACGTCGAGCCTAAAATCATCGCAGGCGAGAAGGTGTACGTAGTGAAGGACCTCGGCATTGTACGGCCGGAGAACATGCTCGAGCTGGCCAACCACGGCCGCATGAGCCCGCTCCGCACGCACCGCGAGAACCTCGGCCTCGCGAAGGCGGTGCAGGACTACGGCGCCGACTACTTCGGCAACGGTGCACGGCCTACAGGCATCCTTGCTCCCGAGCAGCCGATGAAGGCGGAGCAGCTGGCGCAGCTGGCGAAGTCGTGGAAGGAGAGCAGCGACGCCGGCGTAAAGCTGCTGAGCTACGGCATGAAGTACCAGGCGCTGACTATCCCGCCCGACGAGGCGCAATTCATTGAGACGCGCAAATTCCAGGCGGAGGAGATCTGCCGCATCTTTTCGGTGCCGCCCGACCTCGTGCAGGTGCCGGGCCAGTCGACCTTTAACAACGTCGAGCAGCAGTCCATCCAATTTGCTCGCCACACGATTACGCCCTGGGCGGTGCGGCTGCAGCAGGAGGTTGACCGCAAGCTCATCCAAAGCTTCCAACGCCCGCAGATTTACAGCCGCCACGACATGACCGACCTCTACCGCGGCGACATGGCGGCCCGCGCAAACTTTTACACTCAGATGCTGCAGGCCGGCGTGGTCTCCATCAACGAAGTGCGCATCAAGGAGGACATGAACCCGGTGACGGGCGGCGACGTGCACACGGTGCAGGTCAATCAGATTGCGCTCGAGTACTTCGGCCAGTACAGCGAGAAGCTCGCACACGAGGCCAGCGAATCGAGCGCTATGGAATCGAACGAAAACAACGGCAAGAATGACACAGACAACGACAACGGCTGAGGCGCCCGAGCAGGTGCGGTCTCAGTACGGCGAGGCGGTGGAGCTGCGCGTCAGCGAGGTGCGTGCCGCCTCCGACGACACCCTCACCGTCAGCGGCTACGCGGCCGTCTTTGACGACATCACCGACATCGGCTACTTCAAGGAACGCATCGCACGCGGAGCATTCGAGGGCGTCATGCAGGACGACGTGCGGCTGCTCATCAACCACGCCGGCGTGCCGCTGGCGCGGACCACAAACGGCACCCTCGACCTCGAGGTAGATGACACCGGCCTGCGCTACACGGCGCGGCTGGCAGACACCACCGAGGGCCGCGACCTGTACAAGCTCATCAAGCGCGGCGACATCTCGCAGAGCTCCTTCGCATTCACGATTGCGGATGAGGACTGGGACCGCAAGGCCAACCTGCGGACCATCACCCGCATGGGCGCCCTGCTTGACGTAAGCCCGGTAACTTACCCTGCCTATCCGACCACTACGGTGGCGGCCCGCGCTAAAGCGGCCAGCCCAGAGGACGAGGTGGTAGAGGAAATCCTCGAAGCTATCGACGCACCTGTGGAGGTGGTCGCGGCAGCCGAGACCGAAGTACGAAATACCCCTATCTCACCAGTGCATAAATTAGCACCCAATAAACCCACCCACACCATGAACTTGAACGAGTTGAAGGCGCTCCGCGCCAAGAACTACGAGGAGCACGTCGCCCTCGTGGAAGGTACCGACCGTGACGGTCGTTTGATGACTGAAGCAGAAGAGCAGCGCGCCGCGTGGCTCGTCGGTGAAGTCGAGGCTTTGGACAAGAAAATCAAGCACCGCGCAGATCACGAGGCCATGGTGGCCCGGATGGTGGGCGGCGAGGCTGTGAGCCGCGGCGAGCAGCGCGAAGTTGAGCGCGTGAACGGTCATTTCAGCCTGAGCCGTGCCGTCATGCAGGCAGCTAACGGCCGCTCTTTGGAGGGCGCCGAGGCGGAGTGGGCACAGGAGGCACAGCGCGAGATGCGGGCTCAAGGCTTGCAGGTTCTCGGCCAAGTGGCTATCCCGACCAAAGCCCTGTACCGCGCATCTGCTGACAACTTCACGGCCGGCGCATACGGCGCTACCACCGACGGAGCTGCATTCGTTCCTGTCAACGTAGGCGGAGCCATCGAAGCACTGCGCGCTCCCTCTGTCATCGAGCTGTTGGGCACGACTACGCTGCAGGGCATGACGGGCAACCTGAAGTTCCCGCGTGTGTCTGTGAAGGCAACCGGCACGGCCGAGGGCGAAGTTGACGCCAACGCGGCATCTGGCCTTGAGATGGACGAGTTGACGCTCAGCCCCCAACGGGTTTCTGCGAAGACCACCTACTCTAAGCAGCTCCTCCTCCAGGGCGGCGCAGCAGTGGACCTGGTCATCGCTCAGGAATTGCAGAACGCGATGAATGCATTCATCGACACGAAAGCATTCGACACGCTCGACGGTGCAACCATCGACAACCAGTCGACGGACGGCTCGACGACCCTCACCGCTGCTATTGCAGTAGCTATGGAATCGGCGGTACTCGCAGCAGGTGGAAATCTCGCAGCTGCACGGTACGTCATGTCTCCCTCCGCTTACAAGTTCGCAAAGAACCTGGCGCAGGTGGCCTCTGTCTCTGCTCTGTACGACCTCGCCAGCAACACCTTCAACGGTTACCCGGCTGTAGCTACTCCGTACCTGGTGGACGCCAGCTCTGGAGTTGGGCAAATGTTGTTCGGTAACTTCCAGCAGGGTTGCATCCTCGCCTACTTCGGCGGTATCGACCTGTTGGTTGACCCGTACAGCGCTGCCGGCAACGCGCAGATCGTCCTGCACGTTAACCGCTTCTTTGACTTCGACGTTCGCCAGGCTGGCGCCCTCTCGAAGATTATCGACATCAACGCGTAACTGCAGAGTTGAGCTAATAGCAAAGGCCCGGGGCACTCCCCCGGGCTTTTGTATTTTCGGCCCATGATGACAGTGACCATCACCAGCGCGCCAGTGCTCAACGACATCGTGACGGTGGCGGCGCTCAAAGAGTTCTTACGCGTAGACCACGCCGACGAGGACACGTACATCACCGCCCTGCGCCAGGTGGCCATCACCTACGTCGAAGCGATGACGGACACGCGCCTCGGCGACGTGACTGCGGTGGGCTACATGGACAGCTTCTACCCCACCCGCATTCCCATCGGGCCGGTGGCATCCATCAGCAGCGTGCAGTACCTGTCGACGGCCAACACCGTGCTGACCCTTGACGCCTCAAAATATTATTTTGACCTGCAGACGAAACCCGCCAGGCTGCAGTGGGTGAGCCCGCCCGACCTGTACACCGACGCCCTCAACCGGGTGCGCGTGAACATGACGGTGGGCTACGCGGAGGCTGACATCCCCACGCCGCTCCTGCAGGCGGTGCGCCTCCTCGTGGGGCACCTGTACGAGAACCGGGTGGAGGAGGTAACCGGCACGATTACCACGCGGCTGAAGCTGGGCATT